GGGCAAGAAGGGTACTTGCGAAACTTATTTCCTGTAATCCCTCACTACAGGATATGAGAGACGATGTATTATACTGCCTACGTAGGTCTCGGTTGGGAGCAGTGTGTAAGTTTATTTATCTTAGCATATCGTAACATTATATGTCAACGAATGAGTATATTTACTTATTATCTCATGAGTAAAAGTAATGCCTACCATAAGATTTGTTTATCTAACATGTCTGCAATCAATACATGACATTCAATGTTAGGGTGTAAGGTATAAGGGTTCACTAAATTATTCTTCAATAAGAATTTTATCCTACCAGAGTCACGAAGCCACATTGAATGATGGTATTTGTTATCAGTATATTCTCCACATAATTTACTCAGAATATCTTTTGGGTTGTCATCTCCAAAAATCATATTAGGACTCTTGTAAGAATAGTCGTGGTGATTGAAAGTATCGAACCAATAATTTTTTATACCTATGCTATTGAAATAATTATCCCAATGATTTATTTGTGTTGATAATCTTTGTACCTCTGCATTATGATCATAGTGTTTCTCTCTTATATAATCTCCAATCTTCATATGGTTATGTTTTATTGAGTATGCAACAGTGCCCCACTGATTATCTTTTGGTTTCCAAAACTCTCCTCTTGAAGTTGATGTGATCCCCCATAACACTATCACCTCATCATACTTCTCATGATCATCTGTATTGAAATACTCCTCCGCTAATCTTATTGATGATGCATTAGCAGATCCACCAAAAGAATAATTAATATTTTTATATCCATGTCTCTTTGAAAGAATGTTTCTGAAAGAATATTTTTCATCAAGTTCATCACTCATAGTACTAAAGAAATTATCTTCAGACATACCCTCCGATGGATAAAAAGATCCCTTTCCCTTTGTCCAACTACATCCAAAAGTTATGAGTGCCTTCACGTTTTAGGTAGATTTGGAGTCAATACATTTTTTGTTACGTATTCTTTGAATGACAAACCCCAATCCCATACATGCATATCATGCAATTCAGGTGGTAGATCTTCAAGACCAATTGATCTTTTCAATCTCCTAACCCAAAAAGAATTTGTTTTATTTGAACTTCTATTTCCTAAGTCGAACCCTTCCAGATCCTTTATTATTTGTATCTTATCTTGTATAGAGTATCTTCCATTGGCAGTCTTGATTGTTGTCGGATCATACCACCACTCACCCTCTGGCACCCATCCTATCTCATCAATTCTATGGATGTATCCATCAGCACGTACTGTTTTTTTATAGTACCATGTCGTTGGATCTTTCACCTCATTCCAACCCACCTTCCATATTTGATGCTCATCTTGTATACCTGTGATAGGTCTTATCTCTGCCAGTAAATTATAACACTCCTCTAGTATCTCACTGTAAGTATTTTTGTCAGTAAAATGACCTGCCTGTGGATGTCTTTTATTTCTAGCAAGTTTTGATTTAGGTGATGTGAGATCAAGTCCAATGGTCTCCCAGTTATGTATTCTACTCCACCTCAATCTTGTCAGTTGTCTTGCACAATCAAATGATATCTGATCTCTATTAGATCCTATCTTACTATACTTCCACCATAAATCATGAAACTTTGCCATCTCATCATCTATCTGTCTCCATATACAAGTCAGAACAGGAGAACAATATTGTTTGAAATCATATTCAACCTTACTCAATGCATCAACAAGTTCAATAAATTGTTCTCTTGTATTGAAGTTGGCACCAAATCCTTCCATGACTTCATTATGAAATGTAAATCTATGTGGGTGCAGCATGTGAGTCAATGGCACCTCTTTTAGAATTGCTTTACTCTTGTCTACCCATTCTTTAGTGTGAACATAACATCCATCTAACCAAACTGTCTTGGAACCATTAGGAAATAATTTGTGAGGACATATCTTTGCATAAGCAGACAATCTTCTAGGGTCACCCTCCACTTCATCGTATACAAAATCTGGTATGTCTCTGAACTCCCATGCTCCTTTCTTCTCTACATTTCCGTCCGTAAAACAAACATATTTTACATTAGGATCGTAGTACATGTCATCAGGTATGGTATCATACCAATTCGTTATACTGGTATAGATTATCAACTGATCCTTCTCTGGATCATCCCACTCAATAGCGTATGAATACACACCAGCATCACCAAAAAAAGGTTTACTTGTGATACGATCTTTTCCTGTTCTATAATATTTTTTCCATTCATACAAACCAGTCACTTCTGTGAGCAGATCTACAAACTCAATGATATCTACATCATCATCATAGTATTTGTAATCACCACACCTATTGTTCCACCACTCACCTTCGGGTTTAGCATCAGTAAATTTATTCAGTAAATCTCTTGAGTATACTGTCTCAGATTTCTGTGGACAAAGTTGATATGCTACAGAGAATGCTAATTGATCTCTTATACCACCTTTGTTATACCACTCCCACCACATGTTATTGAAGTCATGATCGTTCCAACTCCTCCAGATAATAGTGCACAATGGTGAGAAGTATTCCTCGAAATCAAAATCTGTCTCAGTTAGTTCAACTGTGAATTTTAGTATGTCATCTGGATCTACCCACCCATTACTTACATACTCAGCACACTCCTCCAGATAAGAATGTTTGTGTGGATGTTGCATGTATGTGAAACCACCCCTACCTATTATCTCTTCACTTAGTTTCTTGAAATCATCATTGAGAAGGTGAACTTTAGATGCATCAATATACACACTAGGTCCTTCAAAAGGACATAGTATTTTATCTTTTCTACTACTCCTTACAGGATCACCAAGATCCTCTACCTCTGTTATAACTTTCACCCATGATGGTGCTTGAAGATTTTCAATATAATTGTTGGTGTTTATAGTATAATAAATCATAACAAACCATTTTTTACCATAAGAAATCTATGGTCATATTTTGTATATAGTTTTGGATGAAGACCAGTGATTTTATGCATCTCATGTAGTAATTCTTCCTTCCTTTCATACTGTTTTACATCTCCCCTTTGTGGATGTTTACCCTTTCTACCGATTTTATTATAAAAACCTAACGGTATACCTGACTGTCCCCTGTTCTCAATAATTGATGGCATCAAATCAATTTCTTTGAGTGCCTTATCAAATGCAACCTGATCTCTGTTGCAACCTACGAGCGACCATTCATACCATATCTCATTGAATTTTATTATCTCTGGTGTTATGGTTCTCCATATGATAGTCCCAAGTGGACTACTATAATTTCTAAAATCATATCCACTATCCTTCAACTTCTGTGTCAAAGTGATAGCGTCATCAAAAGAGAAAAACGCACACATAAAACCCTCTAATATTTCATCATAGTATGTGAATTTTGATGGGTGTCTTAGTATTGTAAATGGAAAGCGATGTATACTATTGAAAATAAATTTATAAGTTTGTTGATAACATGCATCTATCCATACTGTTTTCGATCCACTGGGGAAAAATAGATGTGGATTTGCCTTTGGATAAAATGATAATCTTCTTGGACAATCAATATCTACATCAAGTTTGATGTACTCCCATGGTTCTATACTTGTATCAATCGTACCATCGTGGAAGCACACATATCTAACGTCAGGATGGTAGTAATTACTTGCCACAAACTCATCATAACCATTTGTTATGCATGTGTATACTATTAGATCATTTACATCAGTGAATGTATTTGTGTGAAATATTTTATTATCATCTGAAAATATTTTACGCATAGTGTCAATCATATTTTCTTCGTATTGATATGCATCTCTATGTAATTTCTCAGCATTATCTACATGATTATGTAATTTGTAAGATTCTGCATATGATTTTATCCTAGTAGTTTTATTAATATCAATTTGTAAATCAATTCTATGTGCCTTGACTACTAAAAATTCTGCAATAGAACTTGATATCTGATCTCTGTTTACTCCGATATCGTACCACTCTCGCCAAACCTTACACCACTCTATAATTTTTGGTGTCAGTCTCCTCCATATAACACAATTGATTGTTTGATCAAAAAATTTGAGTGGAAAATTTATTGACTTGATACGTCTACACATATCAAGTATCTCCTCTCTCGTAGAAAATCCATGTAGATATAATTTCTTGAACTCGTAAATCAGAGTTCTTTTAGTTGGATGTTTTTGAAGAACAAAATCATGATCATTGAAAAGAACATAAGAGTACTCTATTAGTTCATTTGTTATTGCATACGAAGCATCAATCCATACTGTAGTTTCATCAGCATCGAAGTACAAGTGTGGGCAATGTTTAGGATGATATGATTTTCTAACTGGACACTCTTCTTCTATTTCTATCTCTCTATATTCCCAACCATCAACTTCTGGTTTGTCACCATCATAAAAACATACAAATTTTACAGAGTCATATAGTTTCTTGAAGTAACCTAACTGCGTCTCTGATTTTGGTGGGGGTGATAACTCATCATACCCATTTGTAATAGAGGTATAAAATATCATGCATTCAATTGTTCTTTTGGTTTCAATTTACCTGATAGTTCTCCTAGTTTTCTATTTGTAACATCACCAGGTTCACGAGAGAACCATCCAGTTGCTATGTATTTTGATACATTTCCTGTAAGGAATGCTCCTCTATGCACATGAGTGTATGCTGCTGGCCATAATACTATTGTGCCTTTCTTTGGTTGGAATGATATTTCTTGATGAAAAAAATCTGTTGCTCCACCATTTTCTCTAGGTATATCATTTAGATATATCATCCATGTCAAAACTCTATCACGGTATAAGAAAGAACCATTCTCAGAATGCCATACATGATATCCACCACCAGAATTTGTCTTCTGTACCTTGCATGTCCATGAAGACACAGGATCTGATGAATCTAATATACCTTTCCACTTATCAGCATAGATTTCAAATGCTCCACCCACTGCCTGATTGACCTGCATCGCAAGAGAAGGGTCACAAATTTCAAGATATAATTGCTGATCTTTTCTCCCAAGATCACCTCTCTTTCCAAACTGTTTTGACCCATCACCTAATGGTGATAGTGTAAGTTCTTGACCTGCCACCTCTGTGACCTTTACTTCCTCTACATGTTTCTTACTATACCAAAACTCAAATGAATCTATGATGGCATCACAGAAATCCCACTTGACAAAATTATCAAAGACACCAATGGCACCGTGATCAACCATACCTTTGAAATCAGGTTGTTTGTAATCATCTATTATAACCTCAGGCACCATGTTTTGCTTCCTCCTTTCCTTGATTTATGTAGACTACTGGTGGTATTCTACCACAATATTCATCTAATTGCATCACTTCTTCAATCTTCACATCAGCACCATTCTCTCTCCAAAAATCTGTGAGTGCATGGTTACTATTTTTATGGAAGATTTCTATGTGCTCTTCATGTATTGCAGAACCCATGTCTAATCTGTAATTGAATAATGGTGTGGCATACGACTTACCACTGTCAAGAATCAAGTCTTCGGAGACTGCTCTTGGTCTGATGTTCTGGTCGAGTTTCCACTGCGTTTTTCTCTGGTGAAGTTTGAGAAGTTTACTTGCATGATGACGAGTAATAACGTAGCAAGCAGCAGAAAAGTCATTGATAAATCTATGATGTAACTTTAAAGTTATACCATTTGGATTTATAATTGTCAATTGTAAGCAATCGAATGCCACAGGCACTCTACGTCTTACATCTTTCCATGTAAAATTCCAATGACTTGCAAGTGATAGATCAACATCATCTTCCATGATGACTATCTCATCATGATCTGTTTCCTCAACAAAATATTTGAGTGCAGAAAGATGTGACATAACACATGCTATCTCACCATCATTCATACTGGGTGGCACAGTTCCCTTGAGAAATGATTCATACTCAGCACCATCAATACCAGAAATTCTATGGTGATCTTTGATCTCCCAGTAATCAAATTGATCTTCCATATATTTCTTCCTCTCTGGAAATCTATCCAAGTTTATCCACAAGACAGGAGGAAAGTTCGCTAGTTTGAATACTGATTTATTCTTATCCATTTCTTGTCTTGATATAATCTACCTCCTGATAATACTTGAGCAGAGATTTCTTACCTTTTACTTTGAGAGTCTCCCACAGTTTTTTATTGTCTTCGCAATGAGGATTATTGAACCATGAGTTTTTTGTTCTACCATGTTCAAGATGAAATACGTTTTCACTCAACCTTGCAACGCTTGAGAGTAGATTGAATCTAAAATGTCTTTCGTCATCTTCGTATCCATATGCTATAAAGTTTTCATTCTCACCACCTAATTTTTTATACTCTTCAGTATCAAAGAACTGACAGAACCCATACTTAGCATCCCACTTTCTCATTCTTCCATTGAATGATTCAAAATTGAATCCACTATTTACAAACGCAGTTGCATGTTCATCAGCAATGTGACATTGATACTGATACTCACCGATACCATAGGGATATACAACTTTTACAGGTTGACCACCCTCTGCATCAGGATGAATCCACCCCTTCAATATCATATTAGTTGCGTTGATATATGAATCTACTGGAAGAATAATATCACTATCATAATTAGCAACCACTGGTGTCTTCACCATCCACAACATATCGTTGAGTATCTTTGTTCTATGAAAAGTAAAATCATCACTCTCTTCAAATATATGAGTGATACAATTCAGCATCTCTGGTTCTAATGCTTGCTCTAATAGTGGTTGCACCTCACGTAAATATACTGACTCTTTATCTACCTCTTTGACAATAATTCTACATGCAAAATTGCGAGTGAGATATATCAGTGTGGTTATGATATTTCTCATACGATCTCCAGTTTCGATTCTAAGAGGTATGATGAACGTGCACTTAGAAAGATCAAATCTTTTTACTTCTTGTCCTTCTATCATAATACCTCCCAGTTATCACAGTATAGATCAGATGTGTCATGATTCTTAGTATACCCTGTACCAAACCATTTCTTTGGAGCAATAATTCTTTTATCAGGGTTCTTACACAACCATGATCCCCACCATGAGAATGATGAGTTTGCAATTATAAAATCACTACACATAGACATCATGCACAAATCTGCAAGATTGTCTCCACCTTCTGAGATAAGGAACCTGTCATCAGGGAACTCAGTGCTACACCATTGAGGATCATCAGAAAAAATAACCACTGTGCGATGCTTATCAAACTTTGACAATGCAGTATCATAATATTCTTTGGGGCAGGGTGGATGGTTGTCACAATTTTGTATGTAATCACCACGTCGTACGTGTAATGCGATTGGATCTTGCACAGTCTCCATCATCTCATCACATGGTGCTTTGATCTGATTCTTGAACTCGAAGTCCTCTCGTATTTCTTTCTCTATAATATCAAAATATTTTGTGCTCTGCAAATATGCATAGACATTGTGTCCATCTGGAATATTATCGTATAAGTTCTGATCAAAATGGAAGTGTGCTTCCTGTACATACGGACCAGGACATACACCTATGTTAGTGAGACCTTTGAGTTTGAATGCTTCAAATAACTGATGATCATTCCACTCATCTTTGAAGTCACTCTCTGGTATCATGAAATCGAATCCACGGTGAGCAGCAATACCTCTGAGTCCAGCATACTGGAACATCTGATTGCCTAGTCTTCCATGTCTTCCAAGGTGGTTGAATCCTATAGTCATACTAAATGTTTTTTCTTCAAGTAATCAATCTCCTCAGGTATGAGGTGGTCGTTTGATCTTTGTGTTTGGTTTGGATGTTCTCTGTTTGATATATGTATGTCCTTTAGAACAACTGGATGTCCAAGCATTGTATACAATCTATAGTACATGTCACAGTCCATCAGCATGACCAACTTCTCGTCAAAGTATTCTCCAAGACCATTCCTAACAGCAAGAATTGAAGGAGAACTAAGAGTGTTGACACCCTCCAATAATCTGTCGTTGTAAACTGGTAACTTTGGGTTGTAATGTGTCTGACCATTATCAAGAGTGTGGGCAAAACCCGTCACTGCCCATCTTACATCCGATGTAAATGCTTTGTCAAGTTCCTCTGTAAGATTTGAAGTGAGTATGAAATCATCAGAGTATAATATTTTTATTATTTCTCCCTCTGCCATCATCATAGCACTGTTTGTATTCACTGAGATATTACCCTCAGGTGCTTTCTTGAATGTGATGTTCAGAACATCCCAGTAATCATTTAGTGCTCTGAGTATTCTTGTCTGATCACCTTGATGTGATACACATATTTCAAAGTCTTTGAACGTTTGATGTGCTAGAGGATAAAGTATATCAAACATGTATTGCTCACATTTTGCATGATCATGAGTAGGAATGCAATAACTTACTCTCATATCAACCTCAATATATCTTCAGCGATAAGTCTATGTCCTTCTACAGTGGGATGACCACCTTTTGTTTGAGGATATTTTCGCACCTGTAATTGTAAATCAAATTTTATTTTTGAATGATAATTTTGGGACATAAGAATCAATTTGACATTGTTTACTTTACAATGATTACGTATAGTTGTAGCACACATTTCTTCATGTGTGCAACCATATGTTTCGCTGTAAATGTCTTTGTAATATCTTGTCCAGAATTCATAATCAATACCATTTTTCTCTAACCACTCTTTTCTTTTTTCCCAACGATACCACTTGACTAATGGTGTATCTGCTATGGTGATTGTTCTCCAGTCTTTCACTTTGTCACTATAAAATTCTGATCTTTCTGGGTATACCATTTGAATGACAGCGATATCATATTGAGATATGTCATTGTCAAAAAGCATTTGTCTTACAATACGATTATTACTAGCACCACCTCTTGATATATTGTATTCTTCTGCACTCAATTTTTCCGAAACTATTCCACTGAATCTTTTTGATAGTCTGTGTTCTTCATCTATCTCATTACCTCTTGTCCACGAGTCTCCATCAAAATAAATTTTCATTTATCAACCTCAATATATCATCAGCGATGAGTCTATGACCTAACTCATTGGGGTGAAGTTTACTACCTTGAGGATATCGAGGCACTTGTAATTGTAAATCGAAGTCAACATTAGTATTGTAATTATTAGATAGTAATAATAATTTTACATTGTTTACTTTGCAGTGGTCACGAATCGTTGTGGCAAATATCTGTTCGTATGTACTACCATATGTTTCATTGTAAATTTCTTTATAATATTGTTTCCAAAATTCTGTATTATTTTTCAATTTATTTGTGTCAGTTATAGAAACAGAACTCCACTTACCAACTTGTAAATTTTTATTAGGTGATCTAGAATTTGTAAAAAGAACATCACCAGTTCTACCAGGTTTGACTCTGCTGTCAAAAAACTCCGTCCTATTTGGAAATGACATTTGTATAATTGCTAGATCATATTGTGATATGTCATTCTCAATCAATAGATGCCTTACGATACGATGATTACTTCTACCACTTTTTGATATGTTATATTCCTCTGCACCTAATTCCTTTGAGACTAAGGCACTAAATCTTGATGTATATTTTATATCCTCGTCTAAATCATTACCTTTTGTCCATGAATCCCCATCAAAATATATCTTCACTGATTCACGTCCTCAATAATTTTACGTGTGAGTCTAGGCACCACATCATTATCACTATGAAAATTCTTTGCAACCTCATAGTTGTGCTCTATCGCTTTCCTTCTCTTATCATAACAGTCTGAGTCAAGTCTTCCTACTATTTTTTTCAGTTCATCAAGATCATTGAAGGTGATGATACCATCCATATGAAACCAGTCACCTATGTTAGGACAACCAAAGTATATGGGTACAGTCTTAGATGCAAAGCAATCTATTATCTTCTCTGTAAAGTAATTCTTTTGTTGAGAGTTCTCCACAGCAATGTGAAACTTAGAACTTTCAAAAAAATCATTCCTTCTTTCATGAAATGGTGGTGACATGTGTGAATAATATTGCATGCCATTTGACACGTCAACTTCCTTCAAGTATTCATATATGTCTATGCGTAATTTATGACCTCTACTCTGACTCTTACTGCTCGTGACAAACGACACATTGTTTGTCTTGTTTATCTTCAAGTCCTTGAAGTCTAACCAACTACTACCCCACTCAAACAATTCTGCTTGTGGATACCTGTCAATAAAACTCTGACAAAAAGTGTATATCTTATCAAACTTATAAGCAGATCGTATTGCCCCTTCGCTTACTGTTGGTAATATGGCAAGTGGTTCTGCTAAAAATAAAATTTTATAGTCTGCCGACTCATCATGGTCAAGATTGTCAATAGAGATACTTACTTTCTTTTCAAAGTCAAGACCTCTATCACCCCATGGGTTCCACCATAGTGGATAAATCTTCGCTGCGTTCATCGTATATCTTGGAAGTGATAATGAAAACCAAAGGTCTCAATACCTTTGTGTTCTGGACACTCTACTTCTTTGCTGAAGCGAGCCGCCACCTCGACGGGAGCATACACACATCCCTGTTCCTCGAAGATGTGTCGGTTGTGGCAGCATATGTT